CAGCGCAGCACCTCGCGTCAATCCCGCCGTCGCGGTGGCGACCATGGGATGTGAAGCTGTCCGAATACCTCCGTGCCAGCGCCTTGGAGCGAGCGTTCAGCAAGCTTGGGGAGTTCGCTGCTGCCGAGGAGGATTATAACCACGCGGATAGCCGGCTGCGGGCAAAATACGGGCCGAATTATCTTCGGAACCCCACCGCCATCACGGAGATCGAGCCTTATGCCAAAAGGCTTGATGCCGCGACGGATGTCTGGGCCGAACGCTACGCCGACAGGCTGGTGGGCATCGCCAAGGAGTTGCTGGAAGTACCTGCGCCAGACGAGGCAGCTCTGTTGGCGAAGATTGACATCTTCAACCGAGAGGAACTGCACCTCTACAACGACGTCAACTCTTCAGCTTGGGAATCAGTCGCGGTGGATGCTGAGCGTCTTTCGCAAGGAGATCTGGTGTAATGGCCAAGGCACAAACCACCGAGATCGTGGTTCCGCCGCTGATGCGCGGAGTCACGCGGATCAGGATCATTGGCGAGACGCCGCTGTTTCAGAACCGAATGACCGCCAAGGTCAAGATGGGCCTTCTCGTGGGCTCGAAAAAGAAAACGGCTGCTGAAAAGGTGGCGATCAAGCACCACCCGATCGATGAGTACCGGGACAGCGCGGAGATTGTCGACGAAGGTCCTACAGCTCTCGGGCTACGGATTGTAGCTCTCAAGGCCGCGATGTGCACCGCGGCAATCGAGACACCGGGTTTGACCAAGGCGTCATGCCAGCGGTTGTTGTTCATGCCCGGCGAGCTGGCGCCACTCTACGGGGTGCCAAAGCTGCGAATGGACGTGGTGCGGTCGGCAGATATCAACCGGACGCCCGACGTCCGATCTCGCGCCTACCTTGAGCGGTGGGGAGCCGAGATCGAGATCCAGCATGTGCTACCTCAGATGCCTGTGAGCGCGGTCGTGACGCTGGCGTGCAATGCAGGGGTGCTGATAGGTATCGGCGACTTCCGGCAGGAGAAGGGAAAAGGTGCGTTCGGCTCGTTTCGCGTCATCACGCCTGAGACGGAAGATGCCGAGTGGGACGACCTTGTGGCGAACCAAGGGCGCGAGGCTCAGTTGGCAGCACTTGCCAACCCCGAGCCTGCGGACAAGGACACGGCCGATCTGCTCGAGTTCTATCGCTCCGAAGCAAAGCGGAGGGCGTCGTGACCCGGTTCTCGAAGGAGCTGCGGCAGCAGATCGTCCGCGACTTCGCTCAGCGCAACGGAGGTATCTTCGATGCCGCCGCTTTCCTCGGCGAGGTCAATCAGGTCGGAGAATCCCACTCGGCCCATGCTTGGTTCGAGTGGGATGATACTAGAGCCGCGCGCAATCATCGCCTCGATCAGGCGCGTGATTTTGCTCAAGGCCTGCGGGTTCGGTTCGAGGTCAAGACAATGGACCGCGGATCGGTGAAAGTGGTCAGTACGACGGTGCCGTTGGTCCTGTCTCCGGTGAGGAACCGGAATGCGGGCGGCGGCTACCATCTCACTGATCCCAACGACCCAGCGCACCTTGCCGAGTTGAGCCGTCAGGCCGCTCAGCAACTGCGGTGGTTCGCTGAGCGGTTTCAGGCGGCGATTGAGTTCGCAGGAGCTGACAAGTCAGCGCTCGGAGCGATGATCCTCACCTTCGACGCTGCGAGTTCCGCGAGCTTGCCTGAGGCAGCGGAATAGGCACGGCAGGCAAGGCACGGCTAGGCGCGGCGACCCGAGGTGGGTCGTGGCAAGGCAGGCAAGGCGGGTCGCGTTAAGGCGAGGCTTGGCGAGTCGACGTAAGCCACCCGAAGGGGGTCGCGAAAGCGGCCCCCTTCTTCATTGGAGCTACGAATTGAGAGATCATGTTCTTCGCTGACATCCAAGAGCCGACGCCGACTCAGATGGAAAACTTGCGCCTCGAGGTGGAGCGGCGTGCCCAGCGAGCCCTCCTGCGAGCCGTCGCGGTGTCAGCAACCCACGGCAAAACGCGCGTGCGTGAGGCGATGGCCGCCGCTGGCCTTGGCCGCTTGGGGCAGGCCATCGCCGGCGAGTCAGACAAGACGTTGCACATGCGCGCTGACGGCTTCTCGGCGTCTGCACGGTTCTACGTTCGGACCCGCAACGACCGCACCCGTGGCGCGATCGAGGCATACACTGAGGGCGCGGAAATCACGCCGGTTCGCTCGCGTTGGCTGTGGATCCCGACTGACAACACGCAGCGCGTGATCGGGAGCGGCAAGAACCGCCGCCGACTCACGCCTGCCGGATGGCGGGAGGCTGGCCTTGATCGCAAGATCGGCCCGCTCGTCATGATCAAGTCGGTCAACGGCCTACCATTGCTAGCCGTCGAGAGCGTCGGCGTGAACCTGTCGGGACAAAAGCCCAGCGCGAAGTCGCTTCGGAAAAATGGAATGCCTCGCAAGGGGCAAACGAGAAAGGAATTGGTCGTGATGTTCGTTGCCATCCCGCGCACGGCCCGGTCCGCGCGGGTCAGCTTGACCGAGGTGCTCGGCCAGGTGCGCGGCGAGTTCCCTGCCGTGTTCGGTCAACTGTTTGCCGGGGACGCCGGTTGATATGACCGAACTCACGCAGCTCCCTTTCTACATCACCGGCCGCTATCGCGACGCCGGGATCGTCGAGGGTATTCGCGACAGCGTGCGCGCAGCGACGCTGGATGCCGAACGCCAGTTCGATACTGCGTTTGCCAACATCAGCGCGTCTGTCACGAAAGCTCTGGCGACGCCGCGTAACACCGCAGGGTCACTTGATCTTGGGCTTGGCGACCTCCGGCTGGTTCAGCAAGCGCACGAGGCGCGCGCTGCAGCGGCTCAGGAGGCGGCTGTCGCGGTGCGGGCAGCGGCGCAGGCGGAGGGCGACTACAGTGCTCAGGCTCGGCTTACGGTCGCTGCCGCCGAGGCTTTGGCAGTGGAAGAGCGCAACGCCGCTGCCGCAGCTCGCGCGCACGCGGACGCCGTCGAACAAGTCCAATTGGAATTGAACAAGCAGCCATCCACAATTCAGGCTGTAATCCAAAACAACGGCATGCTTGCCGTAAGTCACGGCACCGTACGACATGCCATGCTGCAGTCCGGCCAGCAGATGCAGGATCTCGCGATCTCGCTCTATTCCGGGCAGCAGGCCAGCATCGTGTTCGCGCAGCAGCTGCCGCAACTGGCGTTTGCACTGTCCGGCCTCGAAGGATCGAGCAACCGCACTTATGCCGCAGTAGGCCGCTTTGCCACGTTCATGTCGTCCGGCTGGGGCGCGCTCCTTGGCATCGGCATCGCAGCCATCGGCGTACTCACCTATGAGCTTCTCAAGTCCGGTGATGCGTCGGAAAAAACGAGCAAATCGCAGGAGACTTTTCAAGATAGCCTTGATCGCACGAAGCACTCCCTCAAAGAGGTCGTGGAAGCGATCCACGAATACAACGTGGCGTCTCAGAAGTCCCAAGATACCACTCTTCAAAACACGATCATTTCTACGAAGGCAGCAGCAGCGGCTATCAATGAAGCGATAGCTATCCGGCAAAAAACCAAGGCGTTGCTGGACGCCGCTTATGCCGAGATGGAAAACCCTACTAGCGCCCAAGCGGGCGCCGGCGCCTCAACTGAGGTACTTCTGCTGCAGTCCAAAATGGCGGCGCAAGACAAGGCACTGCAGGATTTAGCAAAGGAGGCGCACACCCAAATTGTGTCGCTTGCCGATGCGGTTGCCACGGTAAACTCGGACCCCATAGCGCGCCTTAAGGAAGGCTTTGCAAAGCTTCGAGATGAGGCAAAAAAGTCAATCCCCGACTTCGACAAGCTGACGCAGCGCCTGACCGAACTAAACAAGCAGGAAGCTGCCGCAGTCAAGGCGGCTCAGAAGGCTGGGCAAGCCACGCGCAGCGGCGAAACCTCGTCATTCATCATGCCGGCAAGCGGGACTATCACCGGGCGATTCGGCGAGACGCGGCCTGGTCACAGCCACGGCGGCGTCGACATAGCGGTGCCGGTTGGGACATCGGTTAAGGCGCCCGGTGCCGGCGTTGTGATCGAAGCTGGCACCCTGCCCGGCTACGGCAATGTCGTCTTCATCGACCATGGCGCCGGTACGGTTACACGGCTGGCGCACCTCAGCAAGATTGCGGTCAGCAAGGGTCAGACGGTCGACCAGGGCGAAGTCATCGGCCTGTCGGGCGGCGCCAAGGGCGCCGAAGGTTCCGGGAACAGCCAAGGGCCGCACCTTCACTACGAGGTTCGTCGCGGCGGCAAGGCAGTCAATCCTCTTACCGCCAACTATCCTACCGACGAACTCGGTGCCACAGCCAGGGCGACGAAACTTGCCGAAGCGGCCGCTCGTGCCCAAGAACAGCTTGCGCAGTTCGGCGAGCGCAGTGCGGAGAGTATCGCGCGGATCAACGAGCGCTTTGACGAGCAGCCGCGCCTGATCGATCAGGCCGCCGCCGCGACCCGCCAGCTGGACGCGGTGATCGCTGACCTTTCGGAGCGCAAGCCGCCCGGCTTCGAGCAGATGATCGCCGATGCTCGTGACGCCAAGGCGACGGTCGAGGATTCCCTGCTCCGCCCGTTCCGCGACATGACGCGCGACTCCGAGCGGCGCCTGCAGATCCAGGGCATGCTGGCTCAGGGCCACGAGGACGAAGCCGCCGCCGTGCAGGAAATCTGGCGTCTGGAGGACCAGATCGGCACGCTGACCGAAAAGCAGCGCGACTCGGTGCGCGCCGTCGTCACCGAAGAGCAGCGTCGCACCCGCGAACTCGAACGCCAGCGTGGCCTGTTTGAGGCGCAACTCGACGTTCTCGACCAAGCGAAGCGCAGCCTCACCGATATTCTCTCCGGCCGCTCGACGAACTTCTTCAAGGACATTCGGCAGTCGCTGGCTGACCTGCAGGGCAAGCGCCTGTTCGATGGCTTGTTCGGCGATACGTTCCAGAAGCTCGAGGAAGAGCTTCGCGGACAATCACCGCTCGGCAAGGAGAGCCAGCACTTCGCCAACGAGATGAGCGTCGCCACCGACGCGCTCGATGGCTTCACCCGCTCGTTGAACACCGCCGCTGGGCGCACCGCTGCCAACGACAATGCGGCCCTCACCGGCGGCTCGATCGGTAACTACTTCCGCGACATTTTCCCGGACCTCGCCTTGGGTGGCGGCTTGGGCCAGACCGGAGACGCGAGCGGCGATCACGAGATCGTTGTCACGGCCAAGCGACCCTTCGACTGGTCGGGCAAGTCGATGGTCGAACTGGCCAACAAGCTCTCAGGTGCGATCGTCAATCCGTTCGAGCAGGTCCTTGGCGACGTCTTCGGCACGGGCTTCGCCCAGATGCTCAGTGGCGTGATGAAGGGCGCGCTTTCGGGCTACCTCACTGGCGGCGCCCCTGGCGGCATCCTTGGCGCACTCAAGGGTATCGCCGTAGGCAACGCCGCTCAGGTCATGGGCGACGGCCAGGCACAGGAGATCGCCGCGCAGTTCGACAAGCTGCAGGCGTCGCTGGCCACGGGCAAGATGGCCGCCGGAATCATGAAGTCGCTGGGCATCAAGACCAGCACCACCGGCGCTCAGATTGGCAGCGTCCTCGGCACGGCGTCAGGCATACCGGGCGGCGAAATCGTCGGCTCCATCATCGGCGGCCTGATCGGCGGCGCGTTCAAGAAGGTGAAATGGGGCCGGGTGCTGCTGAGCTCCTCGGGCTCGACGCTACAGGGCAACAGCAGCAAGGCGAAGGAAGCGGCCAGCGGCGCCGGCGACAGCTTCACCGAGTCTTTGCAGAACATCATCGACCAGCTTGGCGGGACGATGGGTGACTTCGGGCAGATCAGCCTGGGCGTCCGGCACGGCGACTACCGCGTGAACCTGGGCGGCACGAGCCTCAAGAAGAACAAGGGCGCGGTCGATTTCGACGAGGATAGCGAAGCCGCCATCAAGTACGCGCTCATGGAGGCGATCAAGCGCGGCGCAATCGACGGCATCCGGGCCTCGACGCAGCAGCTGCTGCAAGAGGGCGACGATCTCGACAAGGCGCTGAAGGATGCGCTCGATTGGGAGAACGTGTTCCGCGAGCTCAAGTCCTACAAGGACCCGCTCGGCGCCGCGATGGACGACCTCGACAAACAGTTTGCCCACTACATCGACCTCGCCAAGCAGGCCGGCGCTTCGACGCAGGAGATGGCCGACCTCGAAGAGCTTTACGGCATCAAGCGTAACGAGATCATCAAGGAGCAAGCGGAGCGGCTGATCGGCTCGCTCAAGTCGCTCTACGAGGATCTGGCCACGGGCGACAACGGCTTGTCCCTCCGCGACCGCCAGGCCGCAGCGCTTACCACCTACGAAGCGCTCAAGGCGCGTGTCGCGGCAGGCGATACCACCGCCTACGACGAATATGCCACCGCGGCGCAATCCTTGCTCGACATCGAGCGCCAGCTTTACGGATCGCAGCAGTCCTACTTCGACCGGCTCACCGAGGTCATGGACCTTACCAAGAGCCGGATCGACGCCGAGACCAACGTCACCTCGATCGCCGAGAACCGCGACAGCCCGTTCGACAGCGCGGGGGCGGTCAACGCATCGATCCAAAGCCAGACCGACACCCTCTCCGGCCTCCTGTCCGCGGCAAACGAGAACCAGGGAACGATCATCGCCTACCTCGCGACGATCGCGGCGCAAGGCGGCTCGGTCTCCGCGGCGACTGCCGCTCGCATCGACTTCCAGAGCAGCTTCTGATGCTTGCCGCCCTGATCACCCTCTCGCCGCTGCTGGCGGGGATGGACCGGCGCGCCACGTTGCGACTGTGCTCGGCCTCCGATCGGCGCATCACCGGGCTTGGCGGTATTGCGTGGGAGCCCGCCGCCACGACAGCGCCAGCGCTGGGCATGCAATTCTGGAACGGGGACTTCGACCAGGCCAACTCGGCCGGCCGGGCTCAATTCGACATCAACATCGAGCAGGTCCGCAAGCGCTTCCCCGAAGTGCTCGATGCAGTGTGGCCGGGCGCGCAGGTCGAGATCATGCTGGGCCGCGTGGGCGACGCGTGGCCCTGGACGACGCATTTCGTCGGCCGGGTGACGGCGTACAATAGCAACGCCTACCCGGCCCTCTCGATCACCGCCGAGGTGGACCTCGAGCCGTTCAACGTCGACGTCCTCAACAAGACCTATGCAGGCACCAGCGACGCCGAGGGCGGGCCGGACATCAAGGGGCGGGTCAAGCCGCTGGCGCTGGGCCGCCCCCTTAACGTGGAGCCGGTGCTGATCAACGCGGTGGATTCGGTCTACCAGTTCAGCGCCTACGGTCCGATCGAGGCTGTGACGACGCTCTACGAGCGCGCCAGCGCCTTCCCTGCGGCGAGTGGGAATTACGCCAGCTACGCGGCGCTGGTGGCCGCAGACATCGACCCGGGGCATTGGGCGACCTGTCTGGCCGAGGGCCTGATCCGGCTCGGAGCGCCGGCCTATGGCGTGATCACCGGCGACATCCGGGGCCATGCGATCGGCGGCGTGGCGCCCCGTGGTGCCGGTGCGCTCGTCGCAGTCATCGCCGACATTGCCGGCGTTTCTTCCGGGTTGCTGGGCAAGACGACGCTGGCCGCGCTCGACGCCGAGGGTGCGACCAACAGCGACATCATGATCGTGGACCAGGTGAAGTTCGTCGATGCCGCCCGCCGGCTGATCCTGCCCTGCAACTGGCAGGTCGTCGTGTCGAACCTGGGCGTGCTGATGGCGATGAAGCCGAGCTTCAATTTCGAGGATCTGGTACCGATCCACGCGCAGGGACGCAGTACGCCGCTGGTCGTCGGCGAAGTGGCCGAAAGCGCCGTCAGCGTGCCGTACTCCAAGAGCACTATGGCCTACGCTCGATGCTGGAGAGTCCATAGCCTGGACGAAATCGCGAGCGCGGCCCCGCTGGTCGACCGCGGCACCTATGATGCTTCGGTCGTGTACCGCGAAGGGAACATCGTTAGCATGCCAGGTGGGTCGCGCTGGCTGTTCATCGCGACCACGCCGCAGGCAGGAGTGACGCCTGGCACGAACTTCGCTGTGTGGGCTCTGCTGCAGAGCGGAGCGACCTATGCCGACGGCACCCCGATTGACGACCTGCAGCCGGACGAGGGTGGTGCGCAGATCACGCGCAACATAGCGCTGTCGGAAAGCACCGTTCTCGTGACGGTGGACGCCGCCGGCGCGCCGATCGGCGGGCAATTGCCCCGAACAGTGCAAGCGACCTTTTCAGAGGCCAACTACGATGTGACGCTGGCGACGTCCTGGGCCATCTTCCCGGCGCCAGGCATCACGGCTTCGATCGACGACACGCCGGGCAGCATGACCCGGGGCCGCGTGACCATCACCGGCATGACCGCCGCCGGAAGCATCACCGTGACCGCCACGCGGGGCAACGTCGTGGCGACGGCCTCGATCGCCGTGGTCGCGAAAGGCGTTCTGTCCGACCTCAATCAGGCGGATACGGGCAACCTGACGGACAACGCGGCCACCGTCATCGCCAGCTTCTTCAAGTCCTTCACGACGACTGTGGGGGCGGCCGGCACGTGGATGCCGGTGGACGATGGCAGCGACGCGGCAACGGTGACGGTCGCGACCGGCTCCAAGAACGTGCAGCAGATCTTCATCGACGCCTACATGGGTGTCCGGCGCGCTGGCTCTTCGAACGACATCATCGAATACCGCGTTCGTCGCGACGACGGCGTGATCCTTCCGCAGGTCTGGGACGTCGAGGCGACAAACGACAAGGCGATCATGGCCTTCGCGTTCCTCGACGCCAATCCGTCCGAGAACGTCACGCACACTTATGCCCTGCAGATGAAATCCGATGATGCGTCGACGCCGATCTACGAGGTCTTCCTCAAGGCCTTGCTCGGCAAGACCGGCTGACGATGCAGATCACGACCTACGACACAGCCACCGGCGAGTTCGGCGCTGTGCGGACAGGCCCCTCGCTGGCCCTGCTGATCGCGACACTGAGGGAAGGACAGAGCTTCAAGGAAGGTGGCTGGAATGCCCGCTTTCACCGTGTCGATCTCGTAACCGGCGAGATCGTCGAGAAATCACCGACCTGAGGGAGGGTCAAACCGTGGCAGCGTTCAACTACCCGATCTACCATTACAGCCGGCACGTCCCCTGGGGCGGCGCGACCGGCGATGCCGATATCATCCTGTTCGGTCCGGACTACAGCGGCGCGACCTTCGTCATGTCGCTCGCCGACAAGATAGGCGGCACCACGCTCAAGACGATCGGCAACGCGACGGCAGGCACCGAGGGCATTTCGGCCACTTTCGAAGCCGACTTCACGCACCCGACCACGGGCGAGAAGGGCAGCGCCACGATCATCCGGCCGCAGATCGACGAGGCTTCTTGGGAGGCGCTTACCTGGGGCACCGACACGGCCGAGCCGCTGGTGCTCGCCTACGATCTGCTGATTACGCCTAGCGGGGCTCCGCAGCGGGCCATCTGCTACGGCACTTTCACGCTCTATGCCGGGATCGCCGACTGATGCCCGCCGTCGTCATCGATGGTCGTCGCAATCCGGCCACCGTCTACGAGAACGTCGACGTGGCGCTGGCGCGGATGTATGCGCTGCAAGCCGCGGCCGGAGCTGCGGTCTATCCTGATGTGGACGCGCGGGTCTCCGCACTCGAGTACCTGGCAGGCGGCGGCATCGTGGTCTCGGCCCTCTCCGTCAACCCGGCCATCGCGGAGGTCGGCTCGACCGTCACCGCGCCGGTGCTTACCGCCACGCGGGCTGGCGCGGCGCCGACGGCGCAGACGCTGACATGGCCGGGCGACAGCTTCGCGCTGGCGGCCGGCGATGTCAGCAAGACGCTCATCGGCAAGTCGTTCACCGCCGACACGACATTCGCGTGGACCGCCACCGATGCGAGCGCGCCGGGCTCCCCGGCATCGAGCACCAAGACCGCGACGCTCATCTTCGCGCAGAAGGGCCATGCCGGCACGATCAACAAGACGAGCGGCATCACCAGCGCCGAGGTCAACGCGATGTCGCAGTCGTGGTTCGCCACGGCGGTCGGGCGCACGCTCAGCTTCACGACCACGGCTGACGGCTACCTCTGGTACTCGCAGCCCGCCAGCCAGGCCGAGCCGAGCGTATTCAAGCTCGATGGCTTCGTCATCTCACCCGTCAAATTCACGTTCTCGCACACGACGGCGACCGGACAGGTGGTCTCGTACAACGCCTGGCTGCTGAGCGACTTCATGCCCGCCGGCACCGCCAACCTGCTTGAGGTGTTCGCCTGATGCCTACCACCGACATCAAGAACAAGTTCCGCTCGGTCAGCGGCGGCAAGCTACTGGATGCCGACCTGATCGAGGAGACCACCGACGCGAAGGTGATGACGGCCACGGAAAGGGTGACGGGCGAAAAGGTCTCCCGGGGCCTGATGCGTCCCAACCAGATCCGAAACGGCAACCTCAGCAAAGCGGCTGACGGCGTGCTCTGGTATTTTACCGGATCGGCGCCGGTCTATGACACCAGCGCCGACACCGTCTTCAACGCGCTCGGTATCAAGCGCGTGCTCAACTTCGCCGCTGGCGGCGCGGGAATGACCCAGCAGGCGTTGAAGCAGGACTTCGGGCGCAACATCGGCGGCGAGTACCTGATCGCCAGCTTTTACGTGTATTCCTCGGACGGCGTGACCTGGCCGACCAATGGGCCGAGCAGCCAGACGCTTTATCGCGGCATTTCCAGTGCTGGCGGGGTTGTGAATTTCGACGCCTCGCTGACCTATGGCTACAGCCAGATCGATGGCAATCATCGCAGATATTGGTCCCACGGTTTGATCAACGCCGCCGACGTTCGGGCCTTGGTGATCGGTCTGGGAAGCGTCCCTGCAGGCGCTACGACCCGCATCGGCGGGTTCTCCGCGAACGTTTCGGGGGAACCTGTTGGCGACGAAACCGAGCTTCAATATGCCGACTGGACCGCGACGAGCTACAGCGCGCAGGTCGAGGGCGAGATATTCGTTCAGTGGAACGGCGCGGCACCGGTTTACGATAGAACGGGTGGCCAGATAAAATTCCCGGCAGGTGTGTGGCGGCGCAAGGGTGATTACTCCACCGGCAACGTCGCATTCGCGGCGCAAAACATAGCCGTCATCAATACATCGAGCGCGAACAACTTCTACCTCGATACGACTGACGCCACGATCAAGGCGCTGGCCTCCGGGGTTCTTCCTCCCAATGACAAGCGATATGTCTTGCTCGGCACGTTGTACGGTGGCCTGTGGACCCCGCACAAGACCGCGCCTTTGATCGACAACGAGAGCGCTCTGACCAATGTTAACTCGTTGACGCTGGGCGACGAGGTGCTGGTTGACCTAGACGACACGCTGATGTCCGGCGCGCCGAGCATCTATGTTCCCCGGTGGCTGCGCTGGTCGCTTCCCGGCTCGGTGGGGATCAGTAGCGCCGTCATCGGCAATGCCTTGGTGTGGAACCCGATTGGCGGATATTGCCGCATCGCCGTCAGCACCACGCTCGTCCAGCAGACGATCTGGTACGACGCCGCCGACAACACCGTGAAGCTGGCGACGCATCCAACGCGGGTGCAGGCAACGGGCAATACGCCCGGTCTGCGGATCATGGAGTTCAGCGGAACCGAGAACTCCATCCGTATGCCGACCGGCATCAAGTGGCGTTCACTCGGCAAGCGGCAGCAGAACGGAAAGGGTGATCTTGCCGCCCGCCTGAGAAGCGAAAATCACTCCGTCATCCTCGCACAGATGGGCGACAGCAACTCGGTCGCGGAAGGTGCCGATGCCGAGGAAACCTTCATCATCCCCGGCGCGCCGTATCAGGTGAACCTGCAAGTCTATGGACAGCGCGGCTTCACCAGCGTGATTGCGAATGGTGTCACCCTCGCGAAGGTCTCCGGGGCCCCGGCATCCGGGCAGTATTCGGTATCCGATTGGGCCACCGCCGCCGATGGTAAGGGGCGCACGCTGACATTCAATGCAGCGCAGACCGGGCAGACCGTGGTCGTGATCTACAGCCCCGAAATCGCACCGCGTGGTCACTTCCCCTACGACACGCGCTATCCGCTTTCGGGCAAGACGTGGTGCCGCCAGTGGGCTCGCCAGATGGCGATGATCGCGTGCGGCGCGCAGAACGAGGCTTTTGTCAGCAAGACCGAAGCCAAGACGGTCGCCTCCGGGTACGTCACGCTGTCCTATGCACCCGCCCCCGGCTCGGTCGTGATCGCCGGCTTTACGGAAGTTATCGGTGCCGTTTCGCCTGCATCGGGGCAATTCCGCGTATCGACCAGCAGTCCCGGCCGTCTTGAGTTCAACGCGGCGGACAACGGCGCGGCGCTCTCGATCACTTACGGCATAGCCGGAGCGGTCAGGTACAGCCGCTCCAACGTGGTTGCGACCTACTCCAGCAACGGGTTCGCATCCTCGATCTTCAGCGTGCTCGACAGCACCGGGCAGAAGGTGGCGCCCACCAAGTACAGCAACAATGGCTCTTCGCAGAAGGCGATGGTGGACTTTTCTGCATCCTCGGCGCTCCAACTGTATTTCGAGTTCACAGGCGACCGCTTCGACGTTACCCACGCGAAGTTCGCCGGAATTGCAGGCACCTGGGCAATCTATGTCGATGATGTCCTGAATGCGACGATCAACCTCGACGTCGATGGCAGCACGGCGTTCGGCTATGTCACCAGCGTGACGGGCCTGACCTTCGGGTTCCACCGCGTCCGTCTCGTCCAGCAGTCCACAGCCGGAAACCTGCGCATCGAGAGCGTGACGTTTTACAAGACATTCGAGCACTGGAACATCTCCAGCTATGGCTCGAACACCAGCGAATGGCTGTCTGGTAGTTCGTCCGGCCTGCTCGCCGCCGCCGTTCCCTCGCATGCGACGGACACCGTCAATATGCTGGGGACGAACGACCGTCTCTTGACGACGACGACGACGGACCCGGCAGCGCCGCACCTGACCAAGAGCAACCACCGCGCGATATCGGCTTGGCTTACCGCCAATCGCGCGCGGGCAAGGCAATTCCTCGTCCTGCCGCCCAAGGCTTTTGGGGCGAGCGACATCTACGGCGGCGGTGGCTTTTATGCCTCCTCCGACGATGTCGCGCGCGGCGTCCAGCAGGTTGCCGCGGACCTGGGGCTGGACACCTTCAGCTATTACGATGCTGTCGCCCGGTACGAGATCGAGAACGGATCGGTGCCATCATCCGAGGGCTGGCCGAACGGCCTACACTTCAAGCAGGCCGTTCAATCCGCCGTGGCGGCTGACTTCGCAACACAGATCTATCGCCGCTAATCACAGGAGAAGTCGAGATGAATGAAGACCAGATTCAAAAGATGCGTGCCGATCTGGAGGAATTTCGCGCGCTTCAGAACCATGCAGCGATCGAGGCACAGCTCGCGCTGATGGAAGCGCTCGGCGTGCCGCTGCACGACGTAGCGGAGGAGGAAGACGGCGCGCAATCGCATGCTTCCGGAGCCGGTGACTGAAACGTGATCGCGCCGTGATGAAAATCGACATCCTCCTCGTCTGGCTGGCCTCGCTGTTCGGCGTCGCGCCCGAGCCGCCGGTAGCCCGCAGGCTAAGTTGAGATGAACAGCCTCGCCGCGTTCCCGCCGAGCTTCGGACCTTGTCCGTGCTAGACGCGCTTCGGCTTATGGCCTGCCTGCTTTGGGCGGCATGCTTTTTTACCCTTCTTGGTAGCGCCACGCGCATCCTGCTCGGCCGCCCGCGCGAACGTGACGCATGGTGGGGCACGTTATGGCAGGTCTCGGCGCTGCTGTTTGCGTGGGGCATCCGTAACGTGACTCTGGGCCCGCCGCTCGCAGGCCCGGCCGCCATCGTCACCAGCGGGCTGCTTGTGCTGCAGAGCATGATCGCGATCGGGCTGTTGCGTCGTCGATTCGAATACGAGCGGTGGCGGCTGTGATGATGGAGGAATGGTTCTTCAAAGTGCTCGCAGGCTTCACTCCGGGGGGTGCCGGCGTCTGGACGCTGGTGGTGATGGTTGGCGCCTACCTGGCGCGCGAATGGCGGGAGACGCGCAAACTGAGCCTTGAGGACCGCAACGCCCGGCGGGAGGGATATGCTCGCCAGGTTGAGACGCTGATGGGTGAGAACCGCGCGCTGGTGAACGACCTGCACCGGCTACACGAGGAGTACGACGCCGGCATGCGCGCGCTGCGCGCCGATCACGACGCGTACCGCAAGCAATGCCAGGTTGAGACCGACCAGCTCCGCAGCATGGTTGTTGCGCTCGAAGGCGAGGTCGAAGGCCTCAAGCGAAGGGTCGCGACCGACGCGATCGAACTCGTCAGACTGAGAGGAATTTCGTTGTGACCGATTTTACCCGCAAGCCGGTGTTCGACACCGTGCGCGCGTTCCTCGGCCGAGGCTTCGCCGCCGGCGAAGTGCGGCAGCTCGACGCGGCGATCGATGCCGGGCTCGGCATCGCGCCTCAGCCGGTGCCGGCGATGCGCACCTCGCCGTCCGGCGTCGCCCTGATGCACAAGTGGGAGGGCTGCGAGAAGCGGCGAGCCGATGGCCGGTTCGAGGCCTATCCCGACCCCGGCAGCGCGGACGGCAAGCCATGGACGATCGGGTGGGGCTCCACCGGGCCCGACATCAAGCCCGGGACGGTATGGACGCAGGCGCAGTGCGACGCGCGGTTTGCAGCCGACCTGCAGGCCTACGAGCGCGCGGTGCTGGCCGCGATGGGCGACGCGCCCACGACGCAGAACCAGTTCGATGCGCTGGTCTCGTTTCACTACAACACCGGCGCCATCGCCACCTCGCAGCTGGGCAAGCTGCACAGGGCGGGCAAGTACGCCGATGCCGCCGCCGAGTTCGGCAAGTGGATCTACAACAACCACAAGCCGATGGACGGCCTGCGCAACCGCCGGGCCGAGGAAGCGGCGTTGTACGGAGGGGTGGCATGACGACCTTGCGTTCGGCTCACCGCGACGAGCTCGTGGTGCTTTCTATGATCGGCGGCGGTCTGATCGTCATCCTTCTCTCGATCATCGGCGGCCTGTTTTTGACCAAGGGCTCGACGGCGCTGCCGAACTGGGCCGAAAACGTGCTGGTCTCGATCGCCACCGCCTCCGCGCTCAAGCTGGGCGATGTCTTGGCGGCGCTGGTGACACTGGCTACCGGGCGGCAGGTCGAAAAGCTGGGACAGCAGCTGGCCACCTCGACGCCGGGGAAGCCGTCTTACGTTCCGGCTGATGCCGCCAACGCCGCCGAGCAGGTCGCGGACGCCGCAGCCGATCGGGCGGAGGACTTCAAGCCATGATCTGGAACCTCGCATTTGCTCTCGTCACCCGATTGGGCATCCCTGAAAGCCTGCGCAAGGTGGCGGCATGGATCGCCATCAGCTTCGCCGCAATCGCGCTCCTCGCGGGCGTGGCGGGTGTCGCCGTGATCTCGTGGAACCGATGGCTGGCAGAGCACGACGAAGCCGTGATCGAGGCTTACAAGGCGGCTCAGGCGGCAAAGACGGTGCAGGCGCTCGACGTGGCGGCCGAGCAGCGCGCCACCGATGCGTTCGTGAACGCCATGACCGAGCGCGAGCGCGATGACGCCATCGCCGCGGCCGAGGCGTCGGAAGCAGCCAAGCCTCCGGCCGAGCGCGCCACGCTGCCGCCAACGACGGTGGCGCTCAACTGCACCCGCCTCAAGCGCGCCTACACCCCGGCCGAGCTGGCGAAGATCCCCGCCTACAAGGAGAAGTGCAAGTGAAGCGCCTAGCCCTCGCCACCGTCCTGCTACTGACCCTGCCCGGCGCCATGTGCTCGACGCCGCAGGCCGGCTTTCCGTCCCGCGAGGACGTGATCGCCGTCACCGAAGCCAAGCCCAAGCCGGCGCCTGAAGTCCTCACCGACGCCACCGCGAACGACCGCTATAACAGCGCGCTCGAAGGTTGGGGCGACCGCCTGCATGCAGCCGGCGTGCGGTTGTGCAAATTCTACAACCGAACCGGCATGCCCCAAATTTCCTGCCCGAAGGACTGAACCGATGGTCGCCACCCCTGCCCGCATCGGCTTCGTCCTCGAGCCCTATCGCCGCGCCATCTCCGAAACGCCGGAGGTCGCCAAGCGACACGGCAACCTCGCGCGCGAAAGCGACGACCCGCTCGACACGTGGTTCAGCAGCGTGGCCGATGCGCAGTTGCGCGCCGACGAGCGCCAGGGCCTCCTTTCACCCGACCGCCGGCGTTTCGCAGCCACGGTGGTCGATCTCGACGAGGCGCTGGTGATGCTGAACGCCTCCGAGACACCATGCGTCCGCTTCATCGACGCAGAGCGCGGAATAGACGCCGCCATGATCGTCACCGACGTCGTGATCGACATCGAGGCGCAGACCGCCGAAATCAAGTTCTGGGGCTGACACATGGCGACAATCGAAAAACCCATCTTCGTCGCCCCCGCGCCGCTTGGGGATATCACCGTCGGCAGCGCCCTTGCCGGCAACCCCGCATCCAATCTGGGGCGCTTCGAAAGCATGGGGCTGACCTGGCGGACGTTCCCCGGAGAGCCGATCTGGGCGCGTGGCCGCTTCATCGCCGAGCGACTGGTCGACCTTCTCGCCATCGTGTCGGCAAACGCCCAACCCGGCACCACGTACCGGCTTCGCCTTGGCGACACGCAAGCGGAGGTGGATGGTTCGAGTGCGTCCTACGATAGCGGTGCCCTGCCATTCATCTCGCCCGCCATCACCCGCGAGGACGGGCTCTACCACTCGTTCCTGCGCCTGCCGTCCGCGATTGCGGCGACATGGTGGCGCATCGACATCGGCGGGCACACTGGAAGCTTCGAGGCGGCGAACATCGTCCTGGGCAAGGCGATCGAGCCGAGCCGATACTACGACAGGGACTACGAGCGAGGGATCGAGGACCTAGGCACGATCGACATCAATCGCTTCGGGGTGGCCGACGTCACGCCCGGCGTGAAGCTGCGCAGTCTGATGTTCACCCTCTCATGGCTGAACGAGACGGAGTACGAAGACACCTTCGCGCCGCTGGCGGAGAATATCGGCACGACCGCACCGCTCTATTGCTGCTTCGACCCAGCCGCGACGGCATGGCGCCAGAACCGGACCTACCTTGGCTTCCTCGGTAGGGCTCCGTTCGCGCGAGGCAGCGTGAAGCCCCGCACGATGGGGATGGAGCTGCAGATACGATCGCTCATCTGATCGTGTAGCGCGTCCCGCACTTTACGCACTTGCGGTTCGCCAGGAAATGATTGTCGATAAACCTTCCTACCTTTGATCCCGCTGTAAGCCCTGTTGCTGCGCCGGCCAACGCACCCAAGATAAGGCCGCATGCCCGAACCGGTCCCGCGATAGGTGCTGCAAAACCGCGGGCGGCGACGCTCGCCAGTTTGTCACCAGCTTTTGCCCCCTGCGCTGCTAGCTTCGCCAGCCCCACGACGCCGCCGGCACTTGTCCCGATCGATCCCCCGATCTTCTCACCGTCTTTCAGCCTATGTGCTGCACTTGAACCGCAGGTTGGGCAATCCATCGCATATCACTTTCAAATCGAGCGTTGAAGCTCGGCGCCGGGGTGGGCGCGACGGCACCCTCCTGCCGTCGCGCCCACTTTTCCACTGGCAGGGTGTGCTTGCCTAAGTGGCGGTAGGGGCGGGGTTCTGCGCAATTCCGTCAGTTTCGGCGAGAGCGGCGTCGAGCATGGCGCGCCAGATGTTTTCAGCGTCCTGCGCATCGATAGCGCCAAACGCGACCTGACGGCCGGCTGCGACCATGGTCTCGCTGGCTTCCGACATCGCACCTAGCGCCGCCCGAACCTGATCGCGCAATCGTTCCTGCAACTCCGGGTCCAAACCATCCCAATCGTTGGTGCCGCATTGCTGCCGCGCCAGTGCGCGCGCTGCCTGGTCGATGATGCTCGTCATGCGATCTCCCGAACCCATTTCCAGCCAAGCTGCTCGCGCAGCATCGCGCGCGCCCGCTCGTTCCAGTCGAAAGCATCCATCACCGCGCAGCGCATGTCGATCGTGACTTCGCCGCTAGGGTCAGACTCGATTACGGTGGCCCGCGTTTCCTCCTCCTCGGTGATCGATACCGCCACCAGCGCGCCACGAGCCGTCCTCCATAGCTCAAGCCGCATTTCGCGCCCGCCCCGGATCTCAAACTCGCTCTTGGCGATCAGTTCGCCGGTGAAGCGCAGCGCCGGCCCTCGTCGCTGATTGATCCGCGTGACCTGCATTCCCATGGTAGGGATCTCCTGCTCTAGCTCATGCCAATTTGGCGGTAGGGGTGTGATCGATCGTGAGGTCGTCGGGATAGTGATAACGCCTTGGCAAATTCCACTCGGTCTCGCCAAGCCGGCACCACGGCTCATCTCGCGAGCCATCGTCTTTCAGCCAGCCAAGCGGCTCCCGTATGCATTCGACGTGCATCAGGTCGCCAGCATCATTGATTTCAAGGATGCGCTGCAGATCTGTGCCGTCGCGACTGACGATGTCACCGACCTTGAATGCGATGCTCATGCCGCGTGCCTCCACTTGTAGGCGTTGTCCTGCTTTACCTTCCACCACGACGGATTTCGATTGCGCCGATAGGGTGCCTCCGCCGCCTTAAGCATCAGCCCTTCCCCGCCGATCGCCCACACTCGGTTCACAATGTCGAGCACGTCCGATTCGGTGAAGGCCCATTCGTCCGGCACGACGCGTACCACGGTAGGGGTGGTCGCGCCTTTGCTGCCCGCCGCCCAGGACCAGCCATCATCCTCCGGCTCGCTGGCCTTCACCAGATGTTCCAGCCACGTCTTGCGCTCGTGCAAGGGCATGTCCGTCCCGCCGGCGCGCCATTCCGCCTCCGGCATGACGTCGAACAGGTGGAGCACGCCACGCTCCTCGCCGCGCCGCCAGCCACCCTCGAAGTAGGCCTTCGTGGCCGCCAGCGTGCTGTCCACCACGACCTCTCCGTCTAGGAACAGCCGGCATCCGGCCGCCTCCTCGATCGCGTCGAGGCGGCGCGCGATGGCGCTCGCGCCTTCCAGCGGCATGCCGTTGCGCGACCAAAGGCGGGCCTTGCCGTCGATGCCGCGGAAACGGAGGCAGCGCCATCCGTCCCATTTGCGCTCGCACATCAGTCCACCGGTAGGGATGGTGCCGAGCCAGTCAGAGGCGAGCTGGCAGAGGGCGGTCATTCGTGGTCATCTTCCGCAGGCGTCGTTACCGCCATCGCGCTCTCGATCAGATCAGCATAGCCCCTGAGAACCTTCGCCTTATGAAGCCATGCCGCCTTTTCGGTCTCGGAGGCATTGAAAAGGCCAGTATAAACGTTGGTTCTACCCGATAACTCAGATCGAATGGCCTCTCCAACATTGATGATTGCAAGCACCTTGTCATCCGAAGGATCTGTCACCATGATCGTCAGGTCTGCCACGCTGTCGTAATGTATTGAGCCGCAATTTCCGTCGAGGCTCGGGTAGTGCAAAACTTCCATCGCCATTTCTCCGATAGGAGGCGAGCGCACCCGCCCCCGGCTTCACCGATAGGGTCTCAGTCTTCCGCCTCGGGCGGCTCACCGTAGACGGCCAAGTAGAGATCGCTGGTAGCTTCGCGGATGACGAAGGGGGTCGAGGCGCTCGCGCCGAATTGCCCCTTGCCGGCGAAGTTCCACCCTTCGTCGAAGGTGAGGCAATCGAAGGTGAGTTCGGGGAACCGCTCCGCCATCGCTTCAAAGATGGGCACCGGGAATGACCATGCGGTATCGAACTTGAACACGAAGGGCGCACCGTCGTTGATCACCGCGACAGAGTAGGAGCCCCACTTTGTGCCCCAATGTTCAACGCTCCAGTCATACCAGCTCTCAAACGGTATGGCCCGCAGAGCCGCCTCTTCTTCCTCGGTCGCTTCGACACCGTGGAAGGTCCTGGGGTTCTCATCTGCCTCAAGCATGGTTCGACCGTTGGGCCCTGTGCGCCTGGGCGAAATCACCCGCTGAAGGATCGGCGGCATCGGCTTGATCAACTCGAAGTCGAATTGAATTTCGGCGTTCGTGAATAGCGCGCTCTTGAATGCCTCGACGGCGAGCTTCGGGCCGCTAACAGTGCAGCGGGTGGTGACGTGGTTAGGCATGGTCTCTTTCTCCTGCCCGATTGGGTCGGGCGGCCCTAGGCGAAGCGCCACCTCCGTGTCGTCGGGCGCGGCGCGGGGATGGCGGGCGGCCGTAGCCGCCGCGCCTGTTAGGCTTTGATTGCATGGAACAGCACCGACGCAACGCCCGTGCCGCTTTCTTTGAATGCGCCCGCCGGGATCTCGTCGAACGTGCCGCCGATCTCCTCCACCCATGCGCGAAAGTCGGCGTACTTGCGATCACACCGGAAGTTGACGCCAGCTCCCATGATCGCAACCAGCGAGCCGCCGGCGCGCACCGCCTCCCATGCCTTACGAACGTGCGCCAAGTCCTGGCCGTTCTCAAAGGGCGGGTTCATTAGCACCGCGTCGAACGTGCCCGCCGTGCCGATCTCGAGGAAGTCGCCGCGAATGACGCTCAGACCCTTGGCAGCGAGAATATCGCATAACGTGCCGTGCCGCTCGACACACTCGACACTATGCCCCGCCTCGCGCAGCGCTTCCGCGATCGCGCCCGAACCGGCGCTAGGCTCGAGTACGCGCGAACCTGGCAACAAGTCCGCTTCGCGGATCATGCGCGCGACCAGCGGGCCCGGCGTCGGGAAATAGCCGGGAATTTTGGCAAACTTGAGAGCGTCAATCTTCTGGCGCAGCTCTTCCGCCTGCCATCGCTTGGTGTCGCGCGCACCCTCGATCAACAGCCATGCGGCCGCCGCCTGCTCACGGTCCTGCGCGTCGCCCCATTCATACGGCCGCCCTGTAGGGATACCGGCGTCGTAATAGCCCGCGTTGCGGCGGTCGATCTCCTCTTTCGCAAGCCGGAGGATAGACGCTTTCGTCGTCACCGACTGCAGGACCGGCGGCACCGTGCCGGCGTCATGGCGATCGGCAAGCGCTCGCATGATCCGTTGCGCCCGCTCGAGCTCCCCGCCGTCTTGGCGCGCTTCTGCCGCCTGGCGCTGTTGCTTGGGGGTATTGGCGCGGCGGTCGCGGAACTTGTCATCAATCGCCGCCTGCAGCCCATCTGCCATGGCGCGCAGCTTGTCAGCTGGGTTTACTGCCCGAGCGCTCGCAGGCGCCTTGCGGGGCTCGCTGGCGCCGCCGGTAGGGGTAGGACCGACCGGGCCGGCACCCTGGCCCGTGAACTGCAGCGCGGCCGCTTCGCTCTTGAACGCGAAGCCCGCCGGCGTTCCCGCCCATGCCCGCGCATACCATCCCCCAAGCGCCTTAGCGGCCGCTAGGAACCGATCGAAGTCCGCGCGCTCGACACGATCGGCCATTGCGCAAATCCACATGCGAAAGCCCTTTTTCGTGTGGACGTGCTCGCTGATCGTGAACAGGCCCGCCGCGTTGCCGCCGGTAGGGGTTGCCTGCTCCGGCTCCGCGGTAGGGGCGGCGTCTATTCCACGGGCCGCGTCGGAGAACTCGAGGACATCGCCAGCCAGGAAGCGCACGGAACGCTTTTTGACGCACCAGCCCGACGAATCGCGCCACCCGCGCTTGAGATAGAAGCCGGCGCCCATGCTGTACTTCTCGCGGTGCTCAGCGTCGGCCGGCGCGCCGGCAAGGTCCGCGGTAGGGTCGAACGTCGCGGCCGCCTTGCGCATTTCCGCGAAAAGGTCCCGCTCGTGCTTGCTCCACCCGATCACAACGCGGCGCGTCGTCCGGTGATTGTGGTAGTCGGTCATGCTGTCGCTGTCGTCCTCGTGCAGCTCAGCGACGATCGCGGCTTTCGCCCAAGTCGGCGCGAGGCGCTGCAATTCCAGCTTGGACGCCTCGCGCGCCGCGTCGCGGTCCGCCTGCTCTTGCCGCAACCGCTCGCGCGCCGCGTCGCGCTTCTCGTGCGCCTGCAGATCGAGCGCGGCCGCTTCCGCAACTGTGATGGGGGCGACGTGCGCCGACTGCTCGAGCATGCGCGCGATCGTGTGTTCATCGTGCGTCGATAGAGTGCTGTCCGCGTCGACCAGGCGGACGTTCCAGTTGATCGACGCCATAGGGACTGGGCCGCCGATCACCAGAGTGAGGCGCGAGGTATTCGGTGCGAGTTGAACCGGCTCAACAGCGACGATCCACGCGCGGCGCCCTGAGCGAAGAGAAAGGCCCTGCCCAATGGTGAAGGGCGCGACGGCTTCGATACGGGTCTGAGTGTTCATCGATCAGCCCTCCATCACAGCGAAGGTGCCCATCGCGGTTACGTACCGGCGGCGCAGCTCGGTCACGGCGCCATCGGAACGGAAAGCGCGGGTCAGTTCGAGTGCAATTACCGCGCCTGAGATGAAGCCGGCGGTGGTGAATAGAAATGTTGCTAGGAGCGTCATGGCTCTGTTTCCCTTTGTCGTGCCGGTGAACGACCGGCGGCGCTGAGTGCATAAGCGCAGAGAACGCGAATAGTTGCAAGTATAAATGTGGATGTACTGCAGATAAATCGCGGGTCCTACCTACAGCAGACAGTCATGATAAGCGCTTAGGGACCCCATCTTTCATCTAACATCCATCTTTACACATTCGCATTAGTTAGAAGTCGCAGTTCTACGTCCGCATCGAGCATGCGCAGCAGCGCAGCCCCTCAAATGCCCGCTTGACCGACTCGCCTCATTGTTCCGATAATGTTCTCATGTCCGACGACCCCTTTCCCCGCATCCTCACCCGCGACGAAGTACGCTTCGAAATCATGTTCGGGATGCATCAGATCGCCCGAGCCACGATCCGGGATTGGGCGGGGGTTAAATCCAATCCGATGAAAGCGATCCAAGCGCGCGATGCTGCGATCGAGATCGTGCTGGCGCGCTTCGACTGGCTACAGGTTCGCGGGCCGGCGCCGATGGAGTCGATCTTCGCTGATCGCATCAAGTCGTGACCGGTTGCCGCATCTGCACCGCGAACGATCTCGATGCCCTGGCCGAGGAGATCGCTGAGGAAATCTGGAACACCGTCGAGCGGTCAAGCCGCGACGATGAATGGCGCCCATGGGCTGATGCCGGGCCCTACTGGCAGGGCATGATGCGGGTGCATGCAAAGGCGGTACTGAGGGTGGCGCGCGGCCAGCACGCGGGCTCAGTCTCCTAGTGAGCCGGTAGGCAGCTTCCGCAGCACAGCGGCTGGTAGAGGGTGGTGAGCCGTATCGCGCAGCGCCAGGCCGCTCGCTGGATCATCGACGTTGTGGCGCGTGCGGATCCTGGCCTCAAGCGCGTGAAGTTGTGCATAGGTTTCGCAGCCGTCGACCGAGAAGCGCGCGATGGGTTGATCAGTTTCGACGTCGACGAGGTAGAAGTAGAGGGAAGGTGCGTCTGCCATCAATCCAAAAAACTGCTTACTCAGGTGAGGCTAGCGATAGAGGAGGCGCGAGGTCGGACAAAGCAGCCTGATTGATCTCCGCCACCCATTCCGAGAGCATCACGGGATCAGGATGGCAAGGCCTTTCCACGCGACAGCGGCCTTGGCCTCATCCAGCAGGGAGCCATCAATTTCCCAATACAGTTCTTCAAGCGCATCGGCTCGCCGGCACGCTTCGTCCAGCTCTGACAACGCCTTGTTGCTGCGCTCAAGCCGCGCTTCAAGAGAGACGATAGCGGCCTGTGCGTTAGCGAGAGCCGTCCAGCGCGGATCAACCTTCTCCACCTCCACCGCATCCGGGCGGGTGGCTTCGGGGCGGGTGTGCTCGATGCGATGGCGGGCGAAGGCTCGGACGGCAGGGTGAGCATCGTAGACACCGGTCTGGTGAGAAGCGGCTTCTGCAAGGTCTTTCGGACTATATGGAGGCCCTTCGAGGTCAAGGTACAACGCCGCAGCAGCTTCGCGATCCGCCTGCGTGACCGGCAGCAATTCATCACCCATGACGATATTCCTTTACGGTGGGGGTGGAGTAGTCGGGCAGCAACGCCGGCATTTCGCGCGTCGCATAGGCATGTGCGATCAGCGGCCGCGTCTCCTCACCCACAGTTCGCCCGTTCGGCATGATGATGTGGGCCAGGAACTCATCGTCGAACGTGCTGATGTCACTGTCGATCGCTTCAAGCTTGGCCTTGATGACCAGCGCCAACGCGCGCCAGCGCTGGCGGCAGGCCTGCTACCATTTCTCACGGGCGGGGCCATCCTCGCGGGCGTACTTCACCGATCCGCGCATGTAGGTCGTGAATTGCTCGTCGTTACGGTTGGGCATCGGCAGCACGAAGCGGACCTGTCGCCCCTTCATGCTGAACGCGATCATTGCCTTGTTGGCATCCCAGCCCGACATGAACTGGCTGGCCCCGTAGCGCTCGACGATACGCTCGATCTCGGCCTTGCTGTCGGAAACGGAGACCTTCGTGTCGCTGGCGAACTTAGCCATGACGGGCTCCCTCCCCGTCGATGTTGCCGCGGTGGACGGTAAAGCTGATTGCGCAGACCCATGGATTGTCCTGCCAGCGCTCGCCCTCGGCGGTGTGGAGGCTGTTCCAGAGGGCGGTGTAGGCTGATATGGCGGTATCGAAGCCGCTGTAGCCAGGGTAGCCGAACGATGTGTTGCCACCGGGAATTAGTCCGTCCGGGATGGAGTCTCGCTGTATTCCCTCCGCTATCGCATCCGCCTCGCTGCAGTCCTGCAACCGCTGCACGCGAACCTCGCTGACGGCGAGCCAGATGCGCGAGGCCGTCCGCGGCATGAAGCGGCCGAGGCGCTTGTACCAGCGAGGCGCACCGGGAAACGGCAAGCTTCTGCTGCTAAGGAAATCAGCCGGGGCGTCGAACATGACCATGCCGGGGACACCTATGAATGCCCACTTCTGCCGGCCGCCCTTGGTCAACCGATCAATAACTCGCTCCCAATGGCCAAACTGGTAGTAGCTCTCGCGCACGTAGAGCCGATCGCCGGGGGCGTAGCCGACCTCCTTCGCGGAGAGGCTCGCCATCGCCGTGTTGCACTCCTCTTGTCGATCGTGCGGGCAATCGCCCGTGGGGCAGCCGAAATACTCTGGGTGGCGCAGGAGCCGCCGTGTTTGCGTCTTCCGCCCGTCGAGCAGCGCGCGAACCATCGGCGCCGAGAAGAGGATACCCTTGTCAGCCATGGTCGCGGCCCTCCATGGACAGGGGCCGGAAGTTAGCGATGAACCTCCAACCGTGAATCAAACGAGAACATCTGGCATTAGACAGTACGCCGAGCCAACGTTGAGTGACGGAAATGCGCCACATATGCCCAGGCGCTACGTCTTCGGGAGGCAGGGGCCGGAGGTTCGAATCCTCTCTCCCCGACCATTTCACTTTCCTATGATGCACGTAGATGCGCGGCGCTCAGGCCAGCTGAGTTTCCCCTGCAGAGATCGCCGTGCTTGGCCTGGGGCTGCTTCGCTCTTCGATCAGCCGCTCGCGCAGGTGGTCGGCCAGGCGCAGAGCCAGGGCCACTATCGTGTAAGTGGGATTGACCTGCCCGCCGGTGGGGAAAGTTGCGCAGCTCGAAACATAGAGGTTGTCCACACCATGGACACGACAGTCGCGGTCGACGACGCCACTTTCCGGGCCATCCGACATGCGTAGCGTCGCGATATGATGGTACGTGCCGGCAAGCTCGGTGCCAATCGACCCCGTCTCCTGCAGCCAAGAGTCAGGCGCCACCGTTCCGATGCCGCTCCTTGCGAAGTGATCCTTGAGGATTTCGGCGAAGCGGGCCGACGTGCGCCGTTCGGCCTCGCTCATGCGCCAGTCGACACGTGCCTTGCGCATGCCCAGGCGGTCGCGATCGGCACCAAGCGTGATCCGGCTATCCGGATCGGGTTCCTGTTCCAGGTCGATCAAGAGGTCGATGCCATCGACGGGGAACGCAGCGTGGCGTCTCTGCGCTCCGCGGCGCCAGAGGTTGGATATCGCCGAGCCAGGGTCCTGCAACAGGCGCAACAGCGCGCCAGACCGGCCATAGTCTGCCGGCTGCTCGCCCGCGATCCCGGCCAACGTCTTTAACGCCTCCCAACCGGAGTCCGGGTTCGCACGATACGTGAGGATCACGCTGGCATTCAGCAGCTCCTCGCGGCGCTGCACTGCATCGGAAAGCGCAAAGCCAGTCTCGTACTGCAGCCCGCTACGC